GTTGGATTTCTTGGTTGTTTGGTAACGAACAAGCTAGAGAGCCGACTTTTGGGCGGCTTTGATGGGGCCTACGGGCCAAACACTCGGTGGAGTGTGGAGTTAGCGCAGCTCCCACACCACCGAGCCTGCGGGTCAAACGACTTGTAGGAAGGAAGTACAAGCGCCGAGTTGTGTATGAATTAGAAGGAAATCACAGAGGATTGGATTTCAATGTCTTCAATTCAAATATCAACTCACTAGTAGCAGCAGTGAAAGAGCGTCTATTTTATGTCAAAGATGACAAAGGTGAGTTTACCACTCCTCCTAAACCCATCTCTGATGACGTTTTTGAAGAGAGAATGAGTTTTGAATCAAAGCAAATGAAAGACCTTGCATATTCGGTCTCCCCATTAACCAAGGAACAATTCCTTGGGGCCTATGGTGGACGTCAAAGAACAAGGTACGAACGAGCATTTGATTCACTCAAGCAGAAAGCATTCTCTTATCGTGATGCGTTTGTTAACTATTTCATGAAAGTTGAAAAAGTCAATTTTACTGCAAAACCAAATGCTGTTCCTAGAGGTATCTCGCCGCGTTCGCCGAGATATCATGTCTTGCTCGGTCGTTACATAAAAAGGATCGAGAAGCACATTTACAAGTGTATAGACACCCTTTGGGGTTTTCCAACCATCATGAAGGGTCGTAATGCAAGACAAACCGGTGAATTGTTTAAGAAAGCCTGGGATAGTTTCACAAAACCAGTAGCTGTTGGATTAGATGCTAAAAGATTTGATCAGCATGTTTCACGGCTAGCTCTTATGTTTGAACATAAATTCTACTTAAACTATTTTCCCGGTGACAGAAGATTACGACGACTGTTAAAAATGCAACTACTTAATAAAGGATTTGGACGTACACAGGATGGAGAGTTAAAGTTCAAGTTAGACGGTGGCCGTATGTCTGGTGATATGAACACCGGGTTAGGCAACTGTTTACTTATGAGCTTAATGATACATTCATTCTGTCGTTCCAAAAACCTCAAGTGCAAATTGTTTAACAATGGTGATGATTGTGTGTTAATTCTCGAATCCAAGCATTTATCTAAATTAGATGGCTTATATGATTATATGCTAGGATTCGGATTTGACGTAGTTCTCGAAAACCCCGTCTATACTATGGAGAAGATCGAGTTTTGCCAAACTCATCCTGTTATGTTGGATGACGTCAACTGTGTCATGACCCGAAATCCAGGAATCTGTTTTTCAAAAGATTCGATTTCGATAATTGACATATCTCAAGAAGACGTGGCAAAACGCTGGGCTCGAGCAATTGGGGAGTGTGGTCTAAGTTTAACATCTGGAATACCAGTTTGTCAAAACTTTTACCGCCATTTAATGAAGTATTCAAACACATCATTAGGAGCACACCCTGCACTTGAGACTGGCTTTAGCCGATTGGCTGTGGGTATGGGCCCAGGTTTATATAAAACCCCCACAGCAGCAGCACGCGTGTCTTTTTACAAAGCATTCGGGCTGTCTCCAGAAGCTCAAAAAGCACTTGAAAGCTATTACGATCACTTACAATTAGATTTCCAGCGTAAGTGGCTTGTGCGAAAGATCGTTTCACCCATTCTAGATATTTTTCCTTAATCCGTCCACAGCCCAAACACACGTGACAAGGTACACCCACAGGACTCACATCCTCCTGTTAAGTCCCTATCTTGTGTTTCACCACGTGCGGTGAGTGATGACACCGGCCTATAAAATGTTAATTTAGGGTAACCCGCCTATGAGCAATCTAAAGGGAAAGCTGACCAACTTAAGGTCATGGGGTTGATTAGAGTAATGGACCAAAACTGATACAGTGCTAAACAAAATGCCAAGAGACTGCACGGATCCCCTCAGTACAAGTTTCTAATCGATGGACAGTCCCCATAGTCATGGGTATCCCATACATGACAAATAAAATTAAAAATAAAACCAAACAGAAGAAGCAAGTATCTTTGGCCACCCCGAAGCCAAAGAAGAAGGCTACTCCATTCGCTGATGCAGGCGATATCGTAGGGAAACAGCTAGCTGGCATGTTTAACATGCCATTTTTGAGATCAGCTAGTCGTTTTCTAGGTTCTGGTATTGGACATATTTTTGGCAGTGGTGATTACCAAATGGTTGGACCTACTCCCGAGTATAATGTTCTTACCAATGACCGACAGATTCCTAAGTTTGACTCATCAGACCGTACCAACATAGTCTGTCACAGAGAGTATCTTGGTACCATTACTGGTACCAGTGCATTTACAAACCGTGGATTTAGACTTAATCCTGGTGATGACAAAACGTTCCCGTGGCTTTCGACCATTGCGACGTCATTCCAAGAATACAAATTCCATGGTCTCATTTTTGAGTTTCGCTCTCTCCTTACTGATTATGTCCCTAATGGTACTCCTGGTGTTACAATCATGGCCACCAATTACAACTCTGCTCGTCCACTTTATTCCAGCAAAGTTGCTATGGAAAATAGTGAATATGCTGTATCAACAAAACCAACGGTTAATATGGTACATGCTGTGGAGTGTAAACCGTCTGAAACAGTCCTTGACAAGTTATATGTGCGAGACAGTCAACCAACTACGGAAGACGCTAAGTTCTATGATCTTGGCCTTACGCAATTGGCGACCCAGGGCAATCCGGCGTCCACGATCGGAGAACTCTGGGTTTCATATTGTGTAGAGTTTTTCAAACCAAAGTTATCTGACGATATTGTAGGTGATGTGAGATCTGCGTTTTTAACGCGTGACACCATCACCGCATTGCAACCTCTCGGTGCAAACCTAGTTGGTTCTGCTGGTGACTTGTCTGTCTCAAGCGGTCCTACTGGTTTACGCTGGGCGGCGTTACCTGGTGCTTCTTACCAGGTAACCATCGGATGGTTGGGAGGTACAGCTACAGCCCCAACAGTGAACACTTTCACCAATTGTAGCGCATACTTCTCTTCTACTGGCTCCGTTACAACCACCTCTCCCAACAATGCATGGATTATTTTAAAAGCTAATCCAGATGTTGGTGTTGGTGATTCTATTGGTTTGGACTTTGCTATAACCGGTACATTCAGTAGCGTTGCTAGTGTAGTGATAGTTGTATCTGAAGTTTCTTCTGCGATTATAGTGTAGTTCGTCTATAATCACTTCCCCCGTAACAGACTTTTCCACAGAGTCACACACTTGGCGAGTGTGCGGTATGTGAGCTATTCCCTATGTGGAAGGTAACAGGTGCAGCTTTGGCCACTTCACGTCTGACAAACGTGCCTATGTGAGTCATTAACCGTAATAGGTTAGGGTAGTCGAGGAACCATAAAATATACAAAAACACAAAAATAGTTGACATCTGATGGTCTTGCAACCACACCCCTTTGACAGCAGTTTTGCAATCCGGCTCCGGGATTGCACTCCTAGGTACAGAGCTACAACATCAAATCCTTCGGGTGGGCGATGTTGGAAATTAATGCGAAACCCGCATCACATTAATACCGGAC